AGAAATTCACAACCCACCCACATTTGTTGGTCAACATCGGCAGTAGAGGTTTCAACAATACTGGTTTGAGAGTATGAAGTGCTTGTGTTTTCAAATGACAAACATTTGTAATATGTGTTTTCCTCTGTATCAATCATCGGGGTATTCAAACTACACACAAACTTGGGATAATCTGTCGTGTCTAATCGAAGACCTGTTTCTTCAAACTTTGGTCGAAGAATGTTTCCGCTTGAGTCCGCACCAACCCATTGGTTTGGTTGTGTTGCTGATGGTGCAGAACCACTGAATGTCAACTTAGTCGTACAGTTATATGTCCCTGTCAGGAACACAAATCTCTTGTTCGCTCGGTCGAGTCCTTCGATGTTCGTTGACCAGTCGCCACTGCTAATCGCAGGGAGAGCGTTTGCAACAGAACTACCAGAGTTATCTCCAGCACCAGCAGGTGAAATGAATACGTCAGTTAGTGCCATTCATTATCTCCTGTTGTACTTCGCAAAGACTTGTGCGTTTGTAGCACCAGCCGCATTGTTGAATACTTGCATGTAAAGGAAATTACCTGCGGTCATTGATCCACTTGTAAGACCAGCCTCAATCGTACTACTTGTCCCAGTCGCACCGGCGATTCCGAGTGTGCAACCTGTGATTGCTCCAATTGTTGGGTAACCAAGAACACTTCCAGCAACAACTACACCCGCACTGAATCCTGCGGTATTGTTCGTAACAACTTCGATACCCGTAAGGGTTGCATCGTATGGAAGTCGATGGAGGGAGTCGGTCTTTGCACCAGTCGAAATTGCACCCTTCGATGAAACTGTAAAGGTCGCAACCCCCGAAGCGACACCGACAACTGCTCCCGTCGATCCGTTGAAGGATGATACAGTTTGAGTCGTTAGAGCAACATTTGTAATTGCACCAGTTGAACCATTTACAGATTCTACACCAGTTACCGCTCCGGTTGATCCGTTGAATGATGCTACTGTGTTGGTGGTAAAGGCAACATCTGCGATGTGACCTGTTGCACCATTTATACTGTAAACTCTATTGGTAGCGGGATGGAATGACAGATAAACATCTTCACCAGTAGCAAATTCACCACTACCGCCTCGAGCGATTCCACTCACGGCGCGGTAATCACCAGAGGATACATGAGTAGAGTCGATAGCGGTTTCAAGTATTAGTCTTGCACCAGATGAAACTCCAACCATATGAAAATAATCACCACTCACACTATCAGAGATGTAAGTGCTTACATCGCTACCATCTCTATCTTCATTATCGAAGTATAGTACTACAACTTCACCCGAATCAACGCTGTCAGAAAAGTCACCATCTGTATCAAGAAAGACTATACCGCCACTATATCCTGCCCCCAATGATGCGGCTGATGCATATTCATACTTGACACCCGGAAGACCCTGAACTGGAAGTGAGGAGGCTGTTGTTTGAATTGTGCCGTCTGGGAACACAAAAGAAGAACCAGTGATCGCACCAGAGGCACTTAGTCCTGCAACCTGAAGAGTGTCACCACTAAATGCAGATCCAAACGAAACCGCTCTGTACGCACCAGTAATACCAGTGGCACCGAGAGCAGTATCAAAAGCCATAATTTGACCCTGTGTGGGTTGCATGTTGATGTCAACATCTTGAAGTTCGCTGAGGAACATGTCATCAACAGAGATACGAATGACATCTCTTTGTTCACCACTGGTATCGATTCTAATATTTGAACCGGACATGAACGTGATGACTTGAGCATCTTGAACAATTCCAGCAGGTCCAACAACAGTCGTGGTGCTTCCGTTGATTTGTGTTCTTTGTGCGTTGTTTAGTTCTGCACTTGCACTTGCTACCTTTGAGGTAGGTGTAATGTCTGCCTTTGATACTTTCGCCGACGCACTGATTCTGTTTACTGCTGATACGTTTTTAGAGAACAAACTTGATCGGCTAGAGGAAAGCCTAGCAGGCGACCTTTCAACGGTTATGCTTGATCCTTTACTGCTAATAGATGTGAACGAGTAAGTACTTGTTGGAGAGGCAGCCGCAGTACCACCACCCAAGAACTCATCTTTCTTTTTGATTGAGGGATCTAGGTTTACAATCTGGAAACGAATCGGTGTAGATAGCAACTGGGGGATGTTGGTTGGATTAGTCGAATACTGTGTTTCACTCTGATCTTTATCTCTCCGGTACACTCGATAAGGTCCGGGTTCTGCTGTTGCATGATTTGCCTGATCATTAGGCATGTAAAACACTACATTTGGAAACTCAGCGAACGTATGTTCGTGAACACCACCTTGTGTGTTTGCATTTGCCTGATCTGCAAGTGCGCCTGATGTCCATAGAGGATAATAGTAACCATACTCCCCTTTATATGGAGCATCATTTGTTGCAGTTCCCTGAACTGTATAAGGACCAGCATCCTGAAGGGGTGGTTCATAATCTCCGTGGAACATTGTAATACCCATGACGAGACCGTTCGGCATGAAGTATCGTTTACCTTGAAGAATGTGGGTATGATAACCCTTAGTAACTTCTCCCTCTCTTATCTCGGTTGGGCTAGGGCTTGCCTTTACCGCATCTTCTTTCTTCGTGTAAAGAGGGAAGTACCCATCTATATGAATAGGTGCCGCAATTTGTAGTCTTTTCTTGTTGACTCTAAGAACTCGGACTTGATGAATATCGTTTTCCGTGTTTAGAGTTGCCCGACGACTATTTTGCTTTGCTCTCCTTACAGGTCTCGTTGTCTCTCGCTGTATTATTACTGGTTCATTTGAGAGAGGCACCCCGTTTTCATCTACACCATGTGCCTCTCTCAAATCTTCTATATCATAACTTAGATAGTTCTCATAGAATATTTCAGGCTCGGAGGTTGCCCCAGCCGAAGAAGCAGGTTGTCTTTCTACTCCTAATCGCTGAGATAAAGGTTGTCCTCTCGGAACTCGACCAGTCGGAGAATCGACTCTTCGTTCATACTCTTGTGCGGGTGGAACGACAGGAGGTGTAGAAGCAGGAGGCATAGGTGTTGAACCGCCCATCCCTCCGCTTGGTGTCGATGGGGGTGGTGGTTGACTTCCTTGGTTACCGTGATACGACATTATGGTTGATCCCCGGGCGTACACATTCCACAGCAATCATCGGGTGTGCAATCATCACCGCAATCATTGAAACCACAATTACCTATACTTCCACTTGGACACACTCGACCACAATTATACCTGTCCTGATCGAACCGTGGTTTGGGCCGTGTTTCCGTTGGTGTCAAATCGAAGGGGGAAGGTGGTCCTTCGGGCGCTGGGTCGAAGCCCGGACCATCCGGGCGACCCGCCGGACCATAAGTCTGACATGTTGCGGCGCAAGCCTCGGTATACTGATACTCTTGCATACACTGAACCGAGTCTATATGCATCAACGATGGTTCGCAATCCTCATCTTCACCCTCCAAGTCGTCAATGCAATAACATCGAAATCCTTGACAGGGGTCCATATCTTCGTTTTTACAGTACACCATACAATCCTTATTATCACAAATTGGATTATCGTAATCACCGGCACAAGGATACAAACAGAATGACTGACCGCATTGCGATGTGTCCGTCGGATCAAAACACTTTCTCTTCCCGTCACATGCCAAGGCTTCAGTTTGTCCTTGAGGACATGAAAGGCTAGGACAACTATATGTCGGCGCACCACACTCGGCTGGATTATATGACTCCCCCGTTACTTCACATACTTTCTCACATGAGTCTGGGAATGTACTTGATCCGGTTTGAGATCCACAAGGACATTTGCATCCCGGCGAACCACCAGACATGTTATATGTTGCCCCTTGGTCACATTCCTTCGCACATCCATTATAACTGTATGCTGTTCCTTCGGAGCAGTCTTGGCAACAACAACCATTGTCACACCATTTCACATCTTGTCCATACTGACAGCAACAAAAATTCATCCAGTTGGGGTGGGAATCACCATGATTGATATAGTCCTCAAGATACTTTCTACAGTCTGTTATCAATTTACATTGACCACCACAACAGAATTCATCTGCATAGCACTTATATGTTACATTTCCGTTATCATCAGTGATAGGAACTTCGTAACCCAGACACGTTTGTCCACCGGCACATTGTCGCTCGTAATAACCAATCTCTACATACAATTCACAACAAGTTACACCATCATCACATTGCTCTTGTTTACAATCTCCACAATCCCCGACATCCTTGCAACCTCCTTCCCAGATACCCGGAATTGGGTCGCAACAATACTCATTGATACTATTATCGCAACATGTTGGATATCCACCAGTATCACAAGGTTCGAGATCTGTGTCGCAACAAATACAAACTTCCATACCGCCTTGATCGACACCGCAAACCTCTTTTGTTCCGGGTGGACATCCACATTCACAATTACCTTCATAGACATAATCTGGATAGTTGTTGTAGTCATAATCTAGGCAAGTGAAGCAAGGTGTTGGTGATCCAATAGAATCATCATTCAAACAGGCATAAGTACCATTTTCACAAGGACAACAGTCATCTTCGTCTGGACAACAGAAGGAATCTGGATCATTGGGACCAGACCCACAGCATTGTTCATCGTCAGTACAACAATCAAATTCACCACAGCATTTCTCATCTTCACCACAGCAACGATCAAATGCGTTGCAACACTCCCCATTACAACAACCAATACCGGGACAGCAATTTTGATCATCGGTACAGCAATCATTTTCGCTTTGTGGATCATTATTAGGACAGCACTCATTTCTACAGCACCTATCCGCGACTCCTACACCGAAATAATCTTCTTCACATCCACCGATGATACCCCCTCGAACTTGCGAGCATTCTCTACACTCACCTTCAAACTCTTCACAACATAGGTCGTCGATGGGCTTCGGTACATCATTACAGCATTGTTGAAATGATCGATCTATACATGACCCACCACAACAATCACCCGCAGGACAGCAAGGTCCGCCACCCCCACAACAGACTTCACCGTCGGCGCAACAGTATCCGTTACCACAACACCTTGCAACATCGCAACAATTCCCACCGCAACAGATATCTCCCGGTGCATCACAACATGTGCCATCTCCGCACTCGGGACATCCACCGGCATAAGGACAGGGTTGGACACACTGACCGTTACAACAAGCGAATAGACCGTTTACAGTTGGACAGCAGTTTCCGCTACCGGGGGGACACTCTGTGCTATCTGGAGGACATGGCGCACATGGTGGACAACCACCGCCACCAGTTCCATCAGGGAATGGAGGACACGGTTCTACACATTGACCATTACAACATATTTGTCCGGGTGGACAATCTTCGTCGATACCACAACCACCATCTGGGAAACAGCGAACACCTAGACCTGTACTTGCGTCATAACATTCGCTTCCATCGCCATAATAATCACCACCAAAGAATGCACACTGTTGTGCAGTTACTTGGGTACAGTATTCACCCACACAGCAAGCACCTGTTGGATCGTCACCGGGACAGTTGCAGTTTTGTCCGGGTTCACCGGGGGGACCAGCACAACCCGGCGCACCTTGTGGACCGGGAGGACCAGTCGCTCCAGCAACAACCGTTATACCTTCGAGACCACATTCAAGAGTTCCGCCCGGATCTACAAATTCAGCGTAGTACTTTTTAGCCTCTTCTTCGATCTCCTCTGCGTTTAGGTTACCATCTCGTAATTTCTTGAGCGGACCTTTCAATGCATTCGTGGCGAACAGATTATCAATCAACTGAGATACTAGAGGATCGTTTAGTGCTTCGGTAGTTAGTTGAGTTCCGCCTGAGTATTTGCGAACAACACGAAGTGCCTCGCAGTAGTTTAGTTCGTCATCTGCGATAAGACCACTTACACACTCAATCAAACCGGGGATGAGTCGGTTGATTGCACAATTACAAGCGGCTGGATTTGCTTTCAACCGAATAGCAAGACCACCAATACCAGATTGTGTATTGAACTCAGAGCATAGGGCATCGCCGGGAACACACATGGTATCTTTGCAGATTTTCTCCATGCAGAAGTCACCATTGATAAGACTATTGAACACATGAGTGTATCTTTCTTTGTCTTCTCCGGTGAGTGTTTTCATTGCACGGGTGTATTGACCGGCGAGTGTTAGACGAGAAAGAAATTCATCAACTCGATTTACCTCAGAGCCAGAGATTCGGTTTGTGTGAATTTCTAGAAGTTCAACTTCAAACATCAACTCTTCGAGTTTGGATTTGACATCCAATGCACATTGATAGGGAAAATCTCCACACTGAAGACAACCATTTGCACTTTCAATACCTGACTCGATTACCTCGATAATAAGATCAAATTCAGCAATTTGTATTTCAATACATCTCTTCGCCCGTTGAATTCTATTCAGAAGTGGATTCTTCAGACCTTTACCTGTAACCAATAGATAAGCAGCCTCTCTTTGGAAGTTGCTAATTCCATCTTCAGGAATGGGAGTATTTGTATCAAAAGGATTCACTAAAAGAGATCTCCAACTTCAGGGATGTTATCCGTCACATTACTAAACTTCGGTAATTCCGCAGGGGGAATCAAACTATTTATATTTGGTAGAGTGGGTGTATTCTTCAATAGACTTTGTTGTGCGTCTTGTGCCAGCGAGTCCGCCTGCTTACATAGTTCTGCAAGTGGGTTCTCGATGTTGAGTTGTTTGAGTACGTCATCTGCCGCGGCTGTAATAAGTTGCTCGGGGTCAATCTCTGTTGGAAGACCCAACGATTGTAGAATGAATTCGGGATCTGCGAGGGAAGTTATTTCTGGTAGACCGTTGAACATGTCTTCAAATGAGGGAGGAGATATGTCAAACCCCCCACCAGATGCAAGTCCCTTCAATGAGGAACCCAAAGCCTCAGCCGCATCGGGTAGACTTGCAATACCATCAACACCCTTTAGGATATTCTTATCGCAAAGAGGATTTCTTGTAACAGAAGAAACAGCACTGGGTACAGACAACTTACCCGTGATATTCTTGACCTTGAAATCAGGGAGTTGTGGTTGTATTCTGTCTGGAAATGGGTCGTAACCTGATTTGAAAACCATGACTGCTCCTTAGAATGGGTTGATAATTTTCTTCGCCGCTTTTGCTGCCGCACGAACTGGAGTGAGAAGCGAATCGATGGCATCGCTAACAATAGAAGGTGGTAGTCCTCCTCCACCACCACCGCCTCCACCGCCTGCATAACCGGGGTGGTTGAGATGGATATCGGGTCCAGCATTCATGATAGTGTTCTTGCCTGATTGTGTTCTGAGTTGTCCATCTACGCGAAGGTTATAATCACCACTCACATAATGTTCAAAGTTTCCGTTGACATGTACATTCATGTTACCGTCTTCGATTTGGAGATTTGCATCTCCTTTTCCAACCTTTGCGTTTAGGTTACCTTCGGTGACTTCTACATTGAGATTGCCTGATTTTGCAACATGAATGTCAAGGTGATTACCTTCTTCGTCTGTGTTTACCTTTATCTTATAGCCTTTGTCGATGTTCTTACAGGCATAACCATCAATGTGAATTTGATCGTTTCTCATGATGATCGTGTAATTGCTTCTTACGATCTTTTCGACCTTATCACCATTTGGATGAAACTCCTCAAACGTACCGGATCTGTGGTATCGATGAATCCGTTCTTTCTGGGGTGTATCATCTACCTCGAAGATGTGACCTGACTCACTTTCGTACACATGGTTGTGTGGATATTGTGCATCATATGGTGTGAGCGGTTCTGTCCATGCACCCTCTCTGTTTGCCTCGGTGCTTGTATTGCTGCCGATTCCTGCTTTCTTACCCGTACCTGTAAAGTCGGCGGTTCTTACTTTCTTATCTTGGTTATCCTTCTTGAGTTGAACTACAGTCTGATCGATACTTTCATTTCGAGCAAGCCTGTTTGTGTCTTGCTCTTCTACATAAGCGGTTTGTGGATAACGTCTGCCTTGTGGTTCATTGATAAGGATTGCTCCATTACCATCTGTTGGATAATCCGCAGTTTGAAAACCGTTGCCCTTCAACGGTCCCGATCTCGGATCTGTCTTGAGTGCTGGTTGATCTCTTGGATCCGTAAAACCATTTGCGGGGTCGGTCTCCTCTTGTGGGATACCACCGACCGAACCCATGATCATAGGCTCTTGTTGGTTAGGACCATCACGAAAGAAACCAACTACCCAACCACCCGGTACGAGACCAGTTGGTGAGTGACCCTTACCACTGCGTGCCGCACTTGTAATTGGTTGAATGGGCATCGCCCACGGAAGATCCTCTGTGGGAATATCAACCTTCTTTGCACTATGCGAACCGAGAACACGAACTTTACATCTGCCTAGAAACAGGGGATCGTTGACATCTTCAACAACTCCCATGAACCAGCAGAATTCTTCACTTCCTACAAATTGCCTCTTCACTTAGAACCCCAATGATTTTAGTTTACTGATAGTTTTGCTTGCAGAGGTATGATGAATACCGATACCGCCTGCCTGTTCCCACTCTTTGATGTTCTTTGGATGATCATCAATAAGAATTCCACGCTCGCCGTTCTTTACGGCATAGTCTCTCTTATCTTTTCTACGAACCATAAACATCTTGTTTCTAGGAACGCTTGTGTTTTTCGATAGCCAAGTTCGTTTGTCTTGGGGACTCTTCGGAACCCAAGATGCATACGCCGATAGGATCGATGGATTGTATTTGCTTATGAATTTGTACAAGGTCTTTCCATCAGACATCCATTCTAGATCTCTGTAAATGTTGGGTGCTTTGTCTGCAACTTCAGCCTTCTTGTCCCTACCCGCTTTGGTAAAGAATTTGGAATCTCTAAAGTCATGACCCAGAACATCAGAGGTAGCCTTGATGAAATCACATAGAACACCATCCATGTCACAGTAGATCTCTGGTAGTTTTTTTTCTTCTTGTAGTTTAGTAACAAGGTCTTGACCCGAACCAAAGATTTCTTTAGTCTTCTTGGTCTTGGGAATATTACCCTTGATCCAAGAAAGAACCTCATGGTTGAATGAAGTAATATCTTGCATCCTTTTGCCAGGATCCTTGATCTTGAGATACTTGAAGTCCTTGACTACCATGCGACCATCACGACCGTCGAGTGGTTTACCTGTTCTCGGGTCTGTATAGAATACGGTGTGCTTCGCACCACCTAGAATTACATAGATACCACCGTTTACTCCATTCGGAACCTTACCTGATAGGAGTTCGTACATGGTTCGCGCCGCACCTTCGTGTGTCTTTAGGAGAATGTCATCAGGAACAATACGAGGTCTAGACTTGTTCTGTTGGACTGCGATATGATAGTTGGTAAGAACCCAAACAACATGAATGCTCTTTGGATCATATCCAAGTGCAAGTAGTTCGGGAAGAACACCCGTAATGTCATCGATGTCCTTGAGTGTGCAGTCAAACATTACGTTTGGAAGTCTGCCTTCTTTTGCCTGACCAAGAAGAAGATCGAGGGTTCTGTCCTTGATTCCCTTCTCTTTCACAAAAGTGTGTAGTTTGAATACATCCTTCGGTCTGCGAAGATCAAGACCTTTTAGTTCGGGATATTTGTTGTGCTTATCTCGCATAGTAAGAAAAGCCTGCTTGAGTTCGTCAACATCACGAACTTTGAATTTGGTGGAATCTAGAAAGTGATCTCTTGCAAACCCTTTACCCGAGCCTGCACCACCGGCAAGAAATACAATTTGACCGTACTTCTTACCTCCACCGACGACAATCATCTTCTCGTCAAGACGCTCTAGTTTCTCTGTGATTTCATTGAACTCTGAAAAGTGTAGCATTTACTTAGGCGAATTTTCGCCTCCTCCTTATGACAGTCCCATCCAGTCGGTTGACGCGGATTGTTGTGCGATTTGTACGGCTTGATCTTTACGATAGTCCATAGACCTGTCTTGGACCTTTTCCCCGTTTGAATCTCGAACACACTTCATATGCATAATATGTCCATCATAACTCAAATTTTGATTTATCTCCGTAACCAAATATCTACCAGATTCAAATTTATCTAGGTCATCTTTACCTTTAGATGTTGCTTGGATCGCCGCAAGATCGAGATGGATAACATTTCCTACCTGCATTCGTGAGTCACCAGCAACCTGCATCATTACCTTCTTCATCCCGATTCCCTTCATATATGACCTTCTCTTTAGAATCCACTTTTCGGATTCATCATTGTTATCAATACCATCATACATTTGAGCATGTCGTGGTCTGTATAAGAAGTTCGACATGGGTGTCCCACTGAAGTTGTCGTTTTCTTTTGATAGGGGGTATTGTTTTTCCACATGTTCCGTGTTATCATACTCGTCTTTCAGTTTGAACGAGAATGCAGGACCACCATCTTCCCAAGCGAGACCATCTTGTTCTCTTCCCATGAACTTCTGACTAATGATATCATGAACCAAAACCGTTGAAGCATATCTGCCTCCGGCAATCTCAGATAGTCTATCTCCCTCTTCCACAAACTTTATCTCGTATATGTTTCGGAAATCAAGTGCGGTAACTCTAGTATCGGATGGTTTGTCCCTCTGTTTCGTTGGACGGTAAATGAAATCCATAACTGGAGTTTCTTGATCCTTCAACAATTTCTCGATGGTTGTGAGATAGAACTTGGGTTTACCTTCGTCTGCATCAATCGATTCATAAAACACATAGTTACATGCCTCAGGATTGTCAGAAGGGATTGCCCTTTGAAGTAGCCAATTTATTGATTGCAGGGGAGACCAGTAAGGTATAATGTACTTTTTTTCTTGGTCTTCTGTTGCAATTTCAATCTTCAGATCTTTATCGATCTTTAGTTTTTCATCGTATATTTTTTGGATCGTACCGCTGACTGATCCTGTATAAGACTTACTAAACTTGGTTTGGAGGTCCATGTATGTTTCTCTCGAAACAAGTTTCATGGTATACAGTTGTTTTCTGCCTGTATTGTTCACTGTACGTTGAGGCATTCCGTATGTAACAAATTCAAGTTTCGTAGATTCTGCACCCGGAGTTTCATATTCGATTGTTACGGTTTCTTCTTGTCCAACAATAGGAAGAAACTTCTTTATGTTACCACTATCAATGAGTGTTACATCAGCGGACATGCAGTTTGAAAAGAGATCTTGGTAAATGTTCATACTAACAAAGATACTCTTGATGTCAAAGTACCCACCGTTGGGTGAGGTAATCTTTAGAGTCCTTAGACGAAAATCATCCGTCCCTTGATACTCGGAATCCTTCGCTTCTATCGGATTCTGTTCGTCAAAGTGTTTACCATATTCAGCCATATTAGATCATTTCCTTCATTATTCTTTTGAACTCATCGATCACTTGCGGGATGTACCGTTGCTTTAGAATACTGATCTTTCGTCTTTCATCATTCTCTTCAAAAGCAACATCAGAAATCGTTTTGATTGTGTGTGTTGTGGGGGTTACACTGTTCAAATAACCTTGCAAAACTGTCTGACTCATAGTTACGGCAGAACCGAATCCCGATCCTGTTTGACCAAGAGGAACTTGAACACCGTCTGAATCGGGGGGTGAAGCATATCCACTTATCTCCGCTGTTTCCCCGCTATTCTCAAAGTGATGTAATCCTAGTCGTTGAAACTCTACTATTCTTTTGACTCTTGTAGTAAACTCATTACCATCTTTATCTAGAGATGTAAAAATATCACCATTACTAACAGTACCAGTTTCTTGTTCGAGATTCAATTTTTGAGTAACCGGATCCCAATCTCGAACAAGACCCTTGTCTAGATTGAAAAAGACATCTGCACCCTTGACGAAATTACTTGTCACTGGTGTGTTGGTTGTATTTGAATCAAGATAGTATGCTTTACCGGGATACACTTTGTCGAGGTAAGATTCTAGTTGTGCTTCACTAAGAGGGAAATCGTATTTCGGATCAATCACTTTATTGAATAGCATAATGATCCAGTGCATCTCTGGATCCCCATAAACCTTCTCTGCAACTACTTCAGGCGTCTCGCCTTCTTCAACATAGTACTCCTCGAACAAGGCTCCTTCTTCGATTATCTTCTCCCGAAAAGCAACTCGCCGCAATACATCAGTGGCGAGTCGAAGATTACCATCCTTGGAAATATCGTATCGGACTAATGGAAACTTCTCAAAGTACATCAATACCCATCCTTATAGTGATCTCTATCGAGCAGTTCTAGTTCACCGAACTCTAGTGTGATTTTCTGATGAGTAGGTGCATCGGTTCCCTTGTGGAACGAAGCAACACCAGCATTTGTGTATGAAGTTTGGATGGACTTCAACGCACATCGCCCGAACTTCGCAACGAATTGGTTTTCGCCCTGTGTACCAGAGAACGTAAGAAGAAACTCTGAAGGATATGCCATTAGTGTTGTTGATCCTTCGATTCTTTTCGGTGCCGCATGAACTTTGAAGAGTCCAATGATGTCTCTCAACGCTTCACTCTCTCCTTGATTTCTTGGTGCAAAGTCATATTCGAGTGTGATGTTCCTTGAGTTGGGTTCTGAGAACAATGCTTCCTTTCTAGGATTGAAAGCCGTTCTGTTCTGTGCTTGGAATAATTTGTCTGCGTTCTCTGTTACGAAGTTACCAATCGCACCACCTACTTTGTTTACCGCCTGTGCCGCTAGAGCAGAGTCGCCTTCTGTGACCGCTCCCAAAGCCTCTCCTGCAAGTGTTCTCTTGAAGGAAGTCATTTCCCAATTCCAACCGTCACTGATCGTAAGGTTTTGTGGCATTGGGAGAATAACACTATCTTCATTTCTTTTGTATGCTTTACTCATTCGAGTGTTTGATACTGTTTCGCTGGCATAGTTTGCGATAGAACTACCTGCACCACCAAGTCCACCTTCTCTCGCGGACTGTCTTCTTCTTGTTATGGCGTCTGCATTTGAGTCCTCCGCCCTAGTAGATCCTGCTCCAGTGCGAGGACGACCTTGCGCCCTTTCGTTTCGGACTGAATCAATAGAAGATTGTCCGGGTGACGATACTGAACGAGATGAACCACCCAGACTAGCCGCCTCTTCAGAGAAGATGTCGAATAGGATGTAGTGACCTTGATCATCGTTCATTAGGTCTTGTGGAAATGCATAAATACCGGCGTCAGAGTTTGCGGTCATGTTTTTTTCCTCCTAGATGAATACATAATATGTATGCCATACAAAGGAAAGTTTAGTCCAGAAAACCCCTCCAAGTACGTTGGAGATCCCACTAATATCATTTATAGATCTTTGTGGGAGAGACGTTTCATGGTTTTCCTTGATGGTAATGCCTGTGTAGCAGAGTGGGGATCAGAAGAAATCGTTGTCCCATACAAGTCGCCGGTTGATGGTCGCATGAGAAGGTATTACCCGGACTTCATAGTCAGATACAAAAACAAAGAAGGTAAGATCGAAACTCGTTTGATTGAAGTCAAACCATCAGATCAATGCAAACCACCTAAGAAACGTCAACGTATTACAAAAGCGTACATCAATGAGGTTACACGTTGGGGTATGAATTCTGCTAAGTGGGAAGCGGCAGAACAATACGCTCAATCTAGAGGTTGGAAGTTTCAAATCCTAACAGAGAAGGAGTTGTTTACATGAGCCTATTCAAAACCGAACTGGAAAAGGGAAGAAGCATCTTTGATATCTACGAGGAAATGGCTATAAATGCAGGAGTTATTCGCAAGAGGGGAAGTTTACGAGACAACCCAAAGAAAGCGGCTGCGTGGTATGAACGTACTATTGCGACCACTCTCAAATATCAAGCGGATAGAACTGCGGTCAACTCTGTGATTCAAGACAACACTAGAAAGGCAAATAGAATTAGGATAGGCGAGTTGTACATGTTGTATTACCCCTCTCCATTGACCTCATCCTCACTTGAGTTTTACGATAGATTCCCCCTTGTACTCTGCACAAACTACACACAGAAACACATCGAGGGTATCAATCTTCATTACTTCCCTCCAAATATGCGAACCAAGATTTTCATGAGATTGATTCAGAACAGGACAAGTACTGATTTTGCAGAGAATACAAGAGTTATCCTGAGTATGGATAGGCTCATGAAAGACCAAAATCTAGAAACAGCCCTGATTGGCTATCGCAAGTATTTGGTCAATAGGATTCGTTCGAGGGTTATACATATTGATGCACCGGATTGGTTGACTGCTTTGTATTTACCGTTTGAAGCATTCAGAAAAGCAGGTCCAAGACAAGTCTGGGCAGAAACTCGACGAGAGGAAGCCAACATATGAGTCACGACATCGGAGATTTCCTTGCAAGAATCAAACAGCAAGGGATTATCAAACCAAACAAGTATCAGGTTTTGTTTGCTGGTCATGGTTTCGATGAGGCTTGCGAAGCCGCTGGTTATAGTGCTGCCGATGCAAATAGAATACTCTCGGATGCTTGCGAAGAGGTAAACTTCCCAGGCTCGACTATCGCAACAAAAGCGTTTAGAGTATATGGTTTGCCGAGAGAGATGCCATATGAGCGTCTATACAACCAACAGATCGATATGACGTTTCGTCTTGACGAGAACATGAGAATCAAATCTCTGTTTGATGCGTGGATGAAAGCGGTCGTTGATCCAAACTCACTCAATGTGACATACTACGATGACTTTATCTGCGATATGAAAATACAGATATTCAGTGATGCATCTGACACCATACCCGTATACGAAGGTCTCATTATCGAAACTTACCCAAAGTCAATCGACGCGATTCAACTCGGATACGATCAAACAAACACATACATGAAGCAGAAGGTCGGGTTCACCTTCCGCAAAATCGACGAAGGTTTCTTCATATAATGAAAGGAAGTAAATAATGCCTTTACCCACACTATCGAGTCCAAAATACCAACTAACAATTCCATCTACAAAGGAAAAGATCTCATATCGACCCTTTGTAGTCAAGGAGGAGAAGATTCTACTGCAAGCACTAGAATCGGGACAGACGAATGCCATGTTGCTTTCGATGGCAGATGTCATCAAGAGTTGTACGGATGGTAAGGTCGATGCAGATAAGTATCCACTGTTCGATCTTGAGTATATCTTTCTCCACCTCCGAATGAAGTCTGTTGGTGAAGTAATTGATCTTCAGATCCCCTGTCAAAACGAAGAATGCGATGAAGTTATCAATACAACTCTCGATCTAGACAAAATCAAAATCGAGGTTCCTGATGATGATGCCCGAACAATCAAAATTGATGAGAAGTTGGGATTGACTCTGAAGTACCCAACCATCAAAGAGGCAGAAAGTTATGATACTGATAAGGAAGACTCTACTACAATGCTCAGGGTAATCACCGATTGTATTGTATCGATCTATGATGAAGAGGAAGTATATCAAGCGAAAGATCATACTAGAGAAGAACTAGAACAGTTTGTAGAATCCATCCCGTCCGCCGCTTTCAATGATATCGTCGAGTTCTTCGAGACCATTCCGAAACTATCACATACTCTGAAATTCAAATGTCCGAAGTGTAAGCATATGAATGAGTATCATCTGGAGGGGATGGATGATTTTTTTCGATATGCCTCATCCACAACTCTCTCCATAGCACGATGAAATTGAATTTCGAGTTGATGACTCAGTTCAAGTGGAGTCTGACCGAGATTGAAAATATGATTCCGTGGGAAAGAGAAGTGTATGTGGCGCTTTTGACTAAATACATAGAAGAGGAGAACCAAAGACTTCAAGAACAGTCTAGGAACCGATAATGGCACTACCTGAACCAAACCGCAGTGGAATAGATTCAGTTGGTTATGGAGACAGAGACTTCACACAAGAAGCGAAGGCTATCGGTGGGCAGATGGCTCGGTTCGAGGAACTGAGAACAACCTCCGCCGTTCAATTATCCCAAAGTGTTCAGGCTGCTATGAAGCAGTCTCTATCTTATCAAGATAGAGTAAAGTTCGACATTGGTCGAATGGGTGATCAGAATCTTAGAATCCTAAATGATGTTCTACAAGAACAGGTTCGCAAAAATACAGCGGTAACATCCGATTCTGCAAAGTTCCTACAAGACAGAACAATCTTCTTGACCAAACGTCTTCTCGATTGCAGGTGAACTCAAGGACATTCGTAAATCTGCGAGAGGTCTTGCAGACACCGAACGTCAATCAATCGAAGAACTGGCGAAAGTCGGTAGTCAAGGTCTCGGTCAGGTTAGTCTCATCCGAGAGGCTTTCCAAAAGTCTCTACCAAAGGCATCAGATCTTGTTGAAGGTGCATTGGGTGGAGGTTTCGTAGGTAAACTCGCAGGTAATGTGATGCGAGTCCGACAGGAAAGAAAGCAAAGAAAAGCCTCTCTCGCAGGTGAACTAGAAGCAAGAAGAGACTTTGGTCCACAGGCTCCTCTTGACATGCAACCGACCGATGGTGCAGGTGCGGGTGCCGCAGGCGCACAAGGTGTATTCCCGTTCATGAATGAGACCGAGGATACTCTCGGTAAGATCGCAGAGAATACCAAAGACTCCGCAAGGGCTTTGGAGAAATCTCTCAAGGGTAATGTTGAGGAGAAGAAAGAAGAAGGTCGAAGAGACGAAAGACTACTCGATGCACTCGAAAACATCGACGGTGGTGATAACGTAACCATTGAAGAACCCGGTAAAAAAGAAGGTGGTATCATGGGTATCATCAGCGGGGTTATGGGTGGTCTTTCAATACTTGGTACAGGTCTACGACTGATCAAGAATCCTAAACTCGCATTCCGATTCTTCCGAATGAAACTCTTCAAGAACGTGCTTGGTCCTCTCAAGAACGGACTCGGTGCAATCTTTGGTAAGGGTGGTATGCTTCGTGGATTGATCAGTGGACTCGGTGGATTCTTGAAATCCACGATGTCTGGTGTGGGTAGTTTCTTCTCCAGCGTGTCATCCTTCGTAAGTAAGGGTGTAGGGGCTGCGATAAATGGTGTTCGTGCCGCAGGTAAGGCTGTTGTCTCTGCGGTTGCTGGTGCCGGTGCTGGTGCTGGTGCAGCCGCAGGTGGAGCAGCCGCGAGTGGAGCCTCTGGTGCTACTCCAGATGCACCTTCCTCTTCCCCACCTAAGAAACAAGGTTTCTTTGGTCGGATGTTTAGCAAAGCGAAAAGCGCCGTCAAAGCAGTAGGATCTGGTATCGCAAAGGGAGCAAGTGCAGTCGGTGGTGCAGTTGTTTCAGGAGCGAAAGCAGTCGGTGGTGCAGTAGCATCTGGAGCAAAAGCAGTATACGGAGCGGGAAAAAGTGCTGTGCAGTTTGTTGGTAAAACAGCAAAGGCAGCCGCAGAACTTGCCAAGAATCCAAAAGGGTTCATGTCAAAGGTGGTAGCACCGAAAGCAGGTAAAGTACTCGGTACACTTGCAAAGAAAATTCCAATCATTGGTAGTGGTATTGAAGCACTCATGGCTGGTGCTGACATCATGGCTATCAAAAACAATCCAGAAATGACCGTCAAGGAGAAGAAACAAGCGATTGGTGAACGGGTCGGATCGGCGTTAGGTGGTATCGTCGGTGCCGCAGGTGGTGGTGTAATTGGATCATTTATCCCTGTTCCAATTCTCGGTTCGATCCTCGGTGCAGTCCTCGGTGATATGGCGGGTAGATATGTCGGTGGTGCAGTTGCAGGTGCAATCGGTGGTGAGAAGATCTATGACGCTCTTTCATTCATGCTCCCAGATGTAGGGGATCCTGAACATGAACAGAACGCTGCCGCGGCAGAAGCACAAGCGATGGGTGCAGAGGGTCCAAGCGCCGGGACAGGTGTTGGATCTGCATCACCAAGAACTGGATCAAGTCGCTCCGCTCAAGCCGCACAGTCCAAAGCAAAGATGAGAGCGAAGCAAGATCTTGCTAGAAAACTAGGTATGGATCCAAATAGTATGGACGCTATAGGTGGTATGTCCGCAGAAATCACCAGCGTTGAAGGTGAAGGTAAGAACGCAGTTTACAAAGCCGAAGCAAAGATTCGAGGAAAGCCTACTGGTCTACCCCCGAGAACTCAAGCACAAGCAGATTACATCGGGGCAGGATCCGCAGAGAACAGAGGTATGGAAACTGCGATGGCATCAGCAGGCGCCACGGAAGTATCAAACGCGGTCCAGTCGAACTCTGCGGTTACAAACAACCAATTCATGGGTGGATCGCTTAGGTCAAGAAACACTCATGATACTCTAGAGCGTGTCGCCCAAGATAGACAGGCTTATGGATTTGCATAAGAAACAGGGGGCTCCCGAAGGAACCCCCTGCCACATCATGCTGAAGGGAACTCAATCAACCTTCATTCGCAAGTCTCTCAAAATATGAGAGTGCATCATCAGAGTCACCTGCATTGGTTTTCTCTGCGGCTGTGGACGATGTGGAATCCACAGACTTGTCAGGAGAAACAGATCCTACTTGTCGGTCAACGAGTGCTTCCGCCTCAGCGAGATCTTCGGCACTAGACTTTGACCCACTTCCACCATGAAGAACCGTCTCAAGACGAGCCTTCAATTCATCATAACTCTTGAAGTTCGACGGATCAGTGAACTCCTTGAGAGGATACTGATTCTTCCACAGTTCCTCCAACTTGTCATCATCACCACCGTGAAGTTGAGATGCTGACTCAAACTCTGACTTATCATAATTGATAAATCCTGCAACCTTACGAACCTTCAACTTGAAGTTCGCACCCTCCCAGAAGTCGAAAGGATTGACGGGGGACTCATCCTCAAATTCAGGATTCATCGCCTCGTTGATCTTATCGAAGATCTTCTTACCATACTTGTAGAGGAAGACCTTACCTTCGTTCTGAGGGTTTGTTGGATCGGACACAACAAGAATGTTGGAGATGTAAGACAACTTACGCTTACGCTGTCTTGCAATATCCTTGTCTGATTCCAGTCCACTGTTCCAGAGATCATTGTTGACCTCACAAAGTGGACACTTTCCACCGATAGTGGTAGGACAGTTCTCAATGAACCAACCACCCTTACCTTGGAATCCGTGTGAGAACAGGCGTGACCACGGAACGTCTTCACCTTCCACGGGTGGAAGGAAGCGAATCACTGCATACCCGTTACTTGACTTGTCCAGTTCTGGACGCCAGAAGCGATCATCCTTGTAGGATTCGGAACCCTTTGAAATTTTGTTGAGTTCCTCAGACAGTCGCTCCAGATTGCTGCCTGACTTACGCTTTAGATCTTGAAATCCCATATTAGTATCTCCTTGTGTTCGGGGTTTTCGGAATGTTCGTCGTATACGTTGTGTACATTATGTATGCGAACGACACTATTGTCAAGAATAAAGTCCATTTTTTCTCGCTACCCTCATTGTGATCTCTCTGTATTTGGCTAGATCGCCTTTTGGTAGGAAGGGTGCGTACTTTTCACATTTGAATCTCATTTCATTCCACATTATATCATCACCCATCTCTTTGTCAAACAAATCAAAGAAAGAAAGTAGTTTATTCATGAGGATAAACGTCTCGATAGTGATAGTTCGTTGTAGAAGAAGCCGCATGATCAATGGATGTCTGCCATCTCTAAACTTGAAGATGTCATCGAAGGACATGTGATTCAAATCAGCCTCATTGAAGATGCGAGTACAATCGTCAGAGTATACATTACTGAGAGACTGAAAGCGCCGTTTCCATGCCGTGAAAACATCCTCTGCGTCAGAGTCGAGAACTTCACCAACCCAAACATCATTACGCTCCACGAAGTTGGCAACTAGAAAACCCACGCAGTCTTTGGGGTGGTTCTTTGCGAGTTTATCGAAGAAGTGCCGATCCTTGCGATTCATGAACGAAGATGATTTCACACTCGTCTTACCATTGAACTTGAAGAAGTCGTAGGTGGGTTTGGTGAAATGCAACTTGAGGGCGATGTATGTCTTGTATACATCGAATCCGTTCACAACGGCAAACTTCCCCCTTTGGGAAGTAGATTGTAGTCTCTTCCCTCGGATTGGATCTTTTCTAGAATCGGCTGTGTAAGTAACTTCGCACCGACCTCCGGTTCCATGTTCTCTGTTTCGCATACTTCTAGCACCGCCTCGATATAACCGCCTCCGTTGTTGCGGACGAATTCCTCAACTTTTGCGGAGAACTTTTGTTTGTCATCATACTTGAAAGTCATAGTAGAAGTATAATCCTTTTCGAGCGAGAGTCAAGTGGTTATACATACTTATACATAGAAAGTTCATTCAAGGAGACTTCCGTGGCTCAAGACCCTAATATTTCTGTACCAGTTGGAACTTCAACTAGCATCAAGACCATCACCGAGAATCAAGCAACTGGTGTTAGTTTTGACTCTAGTGGTGGTGGCACACAACACATTCAAGTTATCGCCGTTGGTGTTCATGATGGATCAGGCAAAACGCTTGATATTGTTACACAAGCACAACCCCTACCAGTAACCTTCCCCACTGGTGCATCAGAGGCATATGATAGAATCAAAGAACTCTCAGATGGTTTGTCGCTGGCTCCCTCTAGTGGTGTCACTGCATTCCGAGTGAAGATCGACTCAAGTGATCCACTAACCTTCACAGGTGAAATTGCATATACTGGTATCACTACAAACTACACATATCGACAGATGTTTGTGTATGGTGTTCCCGGTGCTACCGCAATCGCAGTTGGAGGTTCACTCGGTGCTGTTGCGGTCGGAGTCACGGGTCAAGTTGCCATCGTCAATGGCGCAACTAAATTCTCCGTACAGGGTGTTTCATATGATGGATACGTTGGTGTAACTGGTAATGTTACAGCAATCGGTACTGGAACTGGTATTCCTATTAGAATTGGTGGAACCGGAGGATCCGGTCATGTTGGAGTAACAGGTGAAGTTACCGTCAAGGGTGTAGCGACTAATGTAGCAATCCCAGTCACGGGTGGTGTGTTTGCATATGGAGGAGGTCAAGGAACCACTGCGATGCCAGTCCTTGCAACACCTCCTGATGGGGGCGGTATTACCTCTGGTATCACAACAGGAAATCTCCAAACCCCCAGAGGGTTTGCGTCACACGGTCTCTCATCTGGTATTCGTATTATTGCGAAATCTATTGGGTCCGGTGGTGGTTCATACTGCTATGTCGGTTACGGTCCAACCGCACCCGGAAGTACGGCAGAGATGTTCCCACTTAGAGAGATGGAATCTATCTTTGTAGAAATCGATAACATGAACAAAGTTTCGATTGCATCGGATAATACAAGCGTTTCGATCTCATACCTCGGATCCTAATATGGCAAGAACATCTCTCCATAAGTCACTCAAGCAGTTGCTTCATGGGAACGAAGGAAGTTCCGGTGCCGCATCGGATATATCTAATTCAGATGTTCTGATTGCAACAGCAGATACTTGTATCAATAGAGAAAATCCAAATAGAGACATATCGTCTCAAGAGAACATCGTTGTAGGTTATGATTTTGATGGGACATATGACAATCTAATCAAGCGGGGATTTACTCAGGGATATTGGACATTACCTCCATTCCTTACCCCTGCAAACCTTGTAGATGATGCCGGTGCTAGAAATGCGTATCTCTCAAGAGCATTGTTTGAATTTGACATCAAAGACAGTGATGCGTTTGATGGAGGAATCAACCATGCATTCCTATCTCTTACTTTCTCGTCCCACAAACCACTTGCCCGTGTAGAGGGGATTACTCTAGATTTCCATTCATTCTATTGTGCTTCAAGTTTCACAGGCGGTGCCAATACAGGCGGTGCAACATGTGGAAATATCACACTCTGGGATGGAAGTGCAACATGGTATGAATGGAAGTATACGGGTGCATGTGAATTCGATACGGGAGTGGGTGATGGTTTGAGTGGTGATGATGACCCCGACACAAATGGAGCAGGCGCACAAGATTTTGCTGGTGTTATCGATGATAACATCGGTGTTGCACCACCCGGAAACGCCATAGCAGGATTCACAGGAAACATCTGGTCACATCAAGGACTCGGTGCGTCAGGTGGTCTAGGACAAGTAGTTCTTCAAGCGGGAACTGACGGGAGTGTCATTGCGTCTGGAAAATTCCTAGACTTTTCTCAGGGTGATTTGGATAGTGGTCACTACGATACCGGGCTGAAAACAACGGGTTTAGTTGCAGATAACTTCGGAATTTATCCAAGCGTATATCTAACCAACCGAGAGATAACATCAAACAAAAAATTGATACTTGATGTCACGGAAGCAGTGAAATTTGCGGTGCGACAAAATAAAGGTGTAATGAGGATCATGGTCAATGTGAGACATGATTTCATATACAATCGTGGTGAACAACCATCAGGTAGATCAAAAGACAGGGCGTTCGTTGGTTTTCACTCAAGAGAAACAAGAAGTGAACAAGGGCAACTACCACTTGACGCAACTTCCTCTAAAGTTACAGATCAATCAGTTCCTAAGTTTGCCCCGCACTTGATAATCAACTATGGGTCTTGATTTTTTTGCTTGTTACGAGCCTCGATCAATTCCTTGCGTCTCTTTTCACAAGAGGCGCATTTTGGTTTTGCGTCCTCGACGATTGGTGAATCAGTGGGTTTAGGTTCTACAACTTCTTCCCAAATTTCTTTCCGTTTGCGTTCCAATGCTGCCCGAACATGATCGGGGATAGTTTCACCCTGCGTATGGTAGTAGTTTGTCACATCCGTCACGATCTGAGTAAACTTCTTCTTCGCCTCACATGGTTTACAACCTTCCTCCTTCTTTTCCTCTTTCTTCTCTTCTTGAAGATTAGGATGGACAGGCTTGACTTTGTTTGGGTCGATGTTCTTTATACTGAGAGTTAGTTCGATGGTCTTCTTTCTTTCATCATCACCCTCAGACCATTCCATATAATCACTGAATCCCGGCATCTTACGAGGACAACTAAGGTAAGGGTGATCCAACTTACCGTATTCGCGTTCGTCTGTGTTCAACCAAGTTGCACGGCGATCTCCACAACCGCACTCACCACAATAGAACTTACCGGCTTGTTCCTGACTCGGCATAAGACCGGGACATACAGGAACTTCTTTCCCGTCACCGAAACAGGAAAGGAGTCGAATGTCTTTTGTGGTTACGTCTGTTTTTTTGTTACCTAGACCTTTAGACCACTTCGCCTTTAGGTAACTCCCGATCATGCTCAAATTCATACTTGTAGACTTCCTTGAAATGGAGGATCTTTTCACGCAGAGAGACCACATAGTCGATTGGATTTCTCTCGAATACCTGCGTGGTTCCATCCTCGCTTGCAATAATGATTACGATATTATCTATATTGATTTTTGTTCGCTCTGTGAACATGATAGCATATGCTGTCGCCTGTTCAAAGTAATTATCAATATCACTTTCTCGTTTTTCGCGTGTACTTCCTTTGAAGTCAATCACCGAGAGTTTACCATTGTACTCACCAATGCAGTCAACGCGACCGGCGAGACCAACGGTCTCTGACCAAAGAGGTACTTCTTGCGCCACGATGTTGTTGATGTTATCGAGATGGGGTCGCATGTTCACGAACAACTCTAGATCCGTTGGGAGGATCTTCTGCTTGGACTCTTTATCGTCCGCATCGAACTCGTTGTTCAGATAGTATTCGATTAGTGTGTGTAGGCGATTCCCGCGAGCGGTGACACGCTTCGCCTCTTTGGGGTTGTCTCTTCGCCACTTAGCAAAGAACCGGCTCTTCTCGAAACCCACGACTGTGGTAACACTCGGAAGTAACTTTCCCGTTGGGGTTTCGTATAGTCTAAGCGATCCGCGTTGGGTGGACGATAGGCTGTCTAACTGTGTACCGAGATCCTTGTGGGTAAATTCCATGTTCATAGTGTAACACCTTTCATTTCACTTTCAATAACAAAATCAACATTTTGTTTGGCTGGGTGTTCTTTTGCAGTTCTAAATACTGTGTATTGATTCAAAAAACAAAAGAGATGATAGGGTTCCTTTTGGAGCCCTTTATTATTTGAGTTTCTTAGCCGCCGTCTTGGGGTCAACCTTACGGTAGTACAACTTGAGAGCCTCGACCGGATCGACCTTAGCGTAGGACGAACCCATCGACTTCAAAGCCTTTTCAAACTTATCCATCCATGTGATCAATGGCTTCTGTTCTTCA